GCTTTTATGGCCTGAATACTGAAGACTCTCCCCTTGATTTAGGGGCGGGATTTGCTTTGGTTGCGACTAACTGCATCTTGGATCAGTATGGTCGTATTGGTGCTAGAAAAGGTTGGTCAAGGGTTAACTCTTCCTCTGGTGCTTTAGGTGCTAACGATGTTGGTGTAATCCATGAGTTAGTCCAGACTGACGGAACTCTTACAGTTCTGTTTGCTGGCAACAACAAGATATTTAAACTTGGTACTGCTAATGCGGTGACTGAGTTGACCTATGGTGGTGGCGGTACTGCTCCTACCATCACGGCATCTAACTGGCAAACTGCCACTCTTAATGGGATTGCATATTTCTTCCAAACTGGTCACGATCCTTTGATTTATGACCCCGCTGTAAGTACAACTACTTATCGCAGAGTGTCTGAAAAATCTGGTTATGTAGCGACTGTTCCTCAAGCCAACATTGCCATCTCTGCATTTGGTCGTTTGTGGGTAGCTAATACATCTACAGACAAAGTAACTGTTACCTTCTCTGATCTGATTGCAGGTCATGTATGGGGTGGTGGCACTTCAGGCTCATTAGATGTTTCCCGTGTGTGGCCTAATGGTGCAGATGAAGTGATGGGCTTGGCAGCTCACAATGATTTCTTGTTTATTTTTGGTAAACGACAGATTCTTGTTTATTCTGGTGCTTCTACACCCGCATCCTTGGTTCTGAGCGACACAATTGGTTCTATCGGATGTATTGCTAGAGATACGATTCAAAGCGTTGGCTCTGATGTGATTTTCTTGTCAGACTCAGGTGTTCGTTCACTGATGAGGACAATTCAAGAGAAGTCTGCACCTTTGCGAGACTTGTCTAAGAACGTCCGTTTTGACCTAAATTCATCTTTGGCAGGTGAAACATTGGCTAACTTGAAGTCTGTTTACTCAGAAAAAGAAGCCTTTTATCTGCTTGTTTTACCTGCTACTTTCCAAGTTTACTGCTTCGATACCAAGCAATCTTTGCAAGATGGGGCGTCTAGGGTCACTAAGTGGGACTCTATTGCACCAACTGCTTTACGTTCTTTGCGTAATGGCGACTTGTATATTGGTAAGAATGGCTATATCGGTAAGTATGGAACGTATCTTGATGACGCATCTACATATCGTTTTTTGTACTATACAAATAATGCTGACTTAGGAAACCCTAATCAGATTTCTATCCTAAAGAATGTTACTGCCGTTGTAATTGGTGGGTCTAATCAGTTCTTAACAATCAAGTGGGGATTTGATTATTCTGGTGCTTATCAATCAGAGAATGTTTATATTCCTACACAAATTAGTTATGAATATGGCATTGCTGAATACAACATTGCTGAATACACGAGTGGCGTTCCGATTAAGACTTTGACTGCCAATGCTTCAGGTTCTGGAAAAATTGTTCAAACTGGTTATGAAACAACGATCAATAATGTTTCATTTTCTCTGCAAAAGATTGAAATTCAAGCCAAAGATGGCAAAATAGGGTAAGAGGTAAACCATGTCTAATTACACAAAATCAACTAATTTCGCTACCAAAGATAACTTATCACCTGGCAATCCTTTAAAGATTGTCAAAGGTACTGAAATTGATACTGAATTTAACAATATTCAGACTGCTGTTGCAACTAAAACAGACAATGCTTCTGCCAATATTACTGGTGGTTCAATTACTGGTATTACAGATTTAGCGATTGCTGATGGCGGTACAGGTGCTTCTACGGCTACTGCTGCTTTGAACAACCTTTTGCCTAGCCAAACAAGCAATGCAAACAAGTATCTTCAGACTGATGGCACTAACGCTACTTGGGATGCTGTAAGCCTTTCTACTGCTGACATTACTGGCACTCTGCCTGTTGCAAATGGTGGTACTGGTGTAACTTCTTCTACTGGTACAGGCTCTGTTGTTCTGTCAAACAGTCCTACTTTGGTGACTCCCGCATTGGGAACACCTGCTTCTGGTACAGCAACTAACCTAACTGGACTGCCAATCTCAACTGGCGTAAGTGGTTTGGGCACTGGCATAGCTACTTTCTTAGGTACTCCATCATCTGCCAATCTAGCTTCTGCCGTAACAGACGAAACTGGTTCAGGTGCTTTGGTGTTTGCCAATAGCCCAACTTTGGTGACTCCCGCCCTTGGAACGCCCTCTAGCGGTACTTTAACCAATGCTACTGGCTTGCCTATCAGCACAGGCGTTTCAGGTCTTGGAACGGGCGTAGCAACCTTTCTAGCGACTCCATCAAGTGCAAACCTTATCTCTGCTGTAACAGATGAAACTGGCACAGGATCGTTAGTTTTTGCAACAAGCCCAACATTGGTAACACCCGCCTTGGGAACACCATCTGCTTTGGTTGGCACAAACATCACGGGTACTGCTTCTGGTTTGACAGCAGGTAACGTCACTACTAACGCTAACTTAACAGGTGCAGTCACTTCTGTTGGCAATGCAACCTCTTTGGGTTCATTTAGCTCCTCCAACCTTGCAGGTGCTTTGACAGATGAAACAGGTTCTGGATCAGCAGTATTCGCCACTTCACCTACTTTGGTGACTCCTATTCTTGGAACGCCTACTAGCGCAACCTTAACCAACGCTACAGGGCTTCCAATTGCTACTGGTGTGTCAGGTCTAGGAACAGGCGTAGCAACGGCTCTAGCGGTCAATACAGGCTCTTCTGGTGCAGTTTTGGTCAATGGTGGTGCTTTAGGTACTCCTTCAGGCGGTACTGCAACTAACTTAACTGGTTTGCCTTTGTCTACTGGTGTAACAGGAACTCTGCCTGTTGCCAATGGTGGAACAGGACAGACAAGCTATACAGATGGTCAACTGTTAATTGGTAACAGCACAGGCAATACACTTACTAAAGCAACATTGACTGCGGGAACAAACGTAACGATTACCAATGCTGCTGGTGCGATTACGATTGCGGCTTCTGGTGGTGGTGCTTCTGCTGCTACGCCTACTGCATTGGGTACTGTGTATGGAAAGCAAACTACAGTCGGTGGAACACCTTTCTTAACTGCTTATGGCTATAACGCTGGTGGCTCAACTACAGGAGTTAGAGTAACTGCTGTTGGTACAGAAGCGTTATATACAAACTCTACTGGCGCACGAAATACCGCCCTAGGAAATCAAGCGGGTTACTCAAATACTGGTGATAATAATTTATTTATTGGCGTTCAAGCAGGTTTTACTAATACAACAGGAGCTGCAAACTCTTTTGTAGGAGGGATGACTTCTGCTAATTTTCCTGCTGGTTACTACAACGAAACTGGAAGTGGCAACACGTACCTTGGTAGCGGGGCTGGATACGCTACAACAAGTGGTGCTAAGAACACCATTGTTGGCTCTTACTCGGGCAACCAAGACGGCCTAGACATTCGCACAGCAAGCAACTATGCAGTCATCTCTGATGGCGATGGTAATCGACAGATTACGATGAAAGAAGGTCAGACCCTTGCGCTTGACTCAGCAGTTCCAAACGCAGGTACAGGCATCACATTCCCCGCAACTCAATCAGCATCTACAGACGCTAATACGCTAGATGACTATGAAGAAGGTACTTGGACTGCTGTGTTATCTGCAAGTGGTGGCACTTTTACAGTAAATGATAGAGACACCCGCTACACGAAAATTGGTAGAGCAGTATCAATTTCTGGATATGTGCAAATTAACTGTTCTTCTGGAAGTGGTGCAAATGCAGTATCTTTAACTGGATTGCCATTTGCGACAGCAACTGGTGGTTCTTTTTATCAAAGTGTATGTATTGGATTTGCAAACTTTATTGCAAATGGAAATGGGTTTCCAATGATAGGCTCATTTGATGGGCCGTCTAGTACAACAGTGCTTTTAAGAAGATATCAGAACGATGCTGGTACAACTAAATTTACCAATCTTAATTCACAAGATATAACAAGTGCTAATTTCTCATTCATGCTAAATGGAACATATTTTGTTTAAAGGAAAATCATGCCAAAACAACTCATAATTGACCAAATCGAAGTCACCAGCAATGGAACTGTCCAAGTGCGTATGCACAAACTTTCTAGCGATGGAGACTTAATTGGTAACCACCGAACAGCATTGCCTCCCGCAACTGACATTACTGCTCAAGTAGCCACAGTAAATGCACACATGGCGACAGAGAACTATTCAGCTATTTCTGCTTCTGATGTTGCCAAGCTGACTGCAATCTGCAATGCGGCTTGGACTGCTGAAGTTGTTGCGGCTTATCAAGCGGCACAGGCTGCGGCTGAAGCTGCTCGTAACGCTTAAAGGAAAATATCATGGCCGTAACGAATCAGCAAATTATAGATTTCTTGCTTGCTAATCCAGGCATGAGTGATGCCGATATTGTTGCGGCTATGGAAACGTATGGAGTCTCTCCTGCTCAAATGGCTAGTGCTGTTGGGTTGGATGAGGGTGCGGTTGCGGCTCGTGCAGCAGCTACTGTACCTTATGGGCAAACAGTAACCCTTGGCGACACCATTGTTCAACCTGTTTATCAAGTAACTGGATCAGGTGACAGCGAACAAATTGGTGGTTTAGAGAATGTTTTGACTTACAGAGTTGGAGAAAATCAGGCAGGTGGTGGTTATAACCAATACACACCTACTGGTGAGCTAGAGCGTCAAGGCACTCAACAGAGGGTTGAGAGTGGTTTTGGTGAGTTTTTAGCAGGTGCTGGTTTACTTTTTGGTGGTGCTGCTTTGGCGGGTCTTGGTGGTGGAGCAGGTGCGGCTACTGTTGGCTCAACTGGCTTAACAATGGCTGAGTTAGCTCAACTTGACCTTGCTCTTGGTGGTGCGGGTGGTACTGCGGGAGCAACTGCTCTTGCTAACTCTTTAACTACTGGTGCTTTAACAAGTACATTGACAAACCTAACAGGTGGTAGTGGAACAGGTACTCTTGGAGTTGGCTCATCATTAGGAACTGGTTTAACAACTGCTGGTGCTGGTGGTCTTGGTGGAACAACAGGAGCTACGGGTCTTAGTGGCTCTCTTGGTACTGGATTAACTACTGCGGGTACAGGTGGTCTTGGTGGCACTGGTGTCGTCTCAGGTTTAGGAACTGGCATTGGTACAGGTTTAATAACAGGTACAGGTACAGGTGTTGGCACTGGTATTGGTACAACTCTCACAGGTGTTGGTACAGGCGTAGGAACAGGTATTTTAACGGGAGTGGGTACGGGTGTAGGTACTGGAGTAGGTACTGGAGTAGGTACTAGGGTTGGAACTGCGGTAACTACTGGTTTAGGCGGTTTAACTGCGGCTCAACTAGCTGCTTTATTCTCTGGTGGTCTGAATACTAGTGCTGGTCTTCTCCAACAACAAACATCTCGTGAAGCGGCTCAAAGAGCGCAAGCAATGATTGATGCTGAGACTGCTGCTGCTAAACAAGCGGCTATGTTCCGTCCAGTTGGAATGACTACTAGATTTGGTACTTCACAGTTCCAAACTGATCCTGTAACTGGTCAATTGATTAGCGCAGGTTACACACTAAGTCCTGAAGCTAAGAATGCTCAAGACCGATTGGT